ATAAATACCACTTCCTTGTCCATTGTCGGCGTAGCTGAAAGCTACAACATTTGTGAAACTAACATTCCATTTAGCTTGTTTGTTAGTCGTTGTGCTGGAAGGATTGTATAGCGTGAAAAATCCCACCATTCCTTTAGATGCTGCATTTGATAAACCTCTATTAGCATCTGCGTCAAAAGGACTAATAGAAAATCTTGTGGTGTTCATTGTTTGAGAAGAAAGAGCATCTGCGTTGCTGTGACTGAAAGTACCCCCCAAATAATTACTATTAATATAAGTAGCGCCATTATCGGTACTAACTTGAGCAATTAAACCAGCTCCATTGGTTGCGGGCAAGATATTGATAAACTCAAACTCATAGCTAGAATAAGCGCCAGTCAGATTAGTAAAAGCAATCGAGGCGGAGGAAGAGGCTGTAGATGTAGCAATAGTTTCAAGATTAATCTTTGATGCTATAAATTTAGTTGGATTAGAAGTAATGGTTGTCGCATTAGATACCCAAGCACCCGCAGTTGCTTCAGTAATATTAATTACGCCGATTAATCTTATTGGTACACTACTACGCGCTGTTGTAGAATAAAGAACAGTAGCAGAATCCGCTGCACCAGCTCCACCCTCAGCAGTTGAACTTTGAATTGAATTATCTTGAAATAAATAAGAGGAAATTCCTACTTCGACAGTTCCAGCATTATCTAGGGCATAAACATAAAGATTCGCGGCAACTGCGGCAGCCGTACCTAAAGTCGAACCAGAACTCACAACAATAGAAGTTGCGGCGGTTACGTTTCTAGTAGTATAAGTTCCAGAAGTTGCGGTAACGCTTCTAAACGAGATTTGGATTGGTTCTGAAGTACTTGGGTCGTTTCCTGCTTTTGTTTTTAAAGCTACGGTGAGGGCGCTAGATGCAACGCTAGTGGTAATTGCTAGATTATTAATCAAATCACTGTCTAAATATCCAGTAGCAATCTGATTTTCAGGATTTAATAAAATCCATGCAGTATTTCCAGAGTTTCTTTGAAATTCATAAATACCATTTGCAACCATATCGCCAACAACAACTGCAACTTCTGATTTATCGGCGGCAAGTTTTTTAATTACCGCATCACTTGCAGGAGTACCAATTGCGCTAATTTGCAAATAAGGGGTTGTAGTAGCATTTGTGGCAGCAATCTTGGCGCGGAAACGCATTGGTGCAACATAGGCAGTAATTGCAGGACTAGGCGATAAAGTGTAGGCATCAGCAGCCCCGCCAGTGGTTCCTAAATAGGTAAATTGACCATCTTGTACTTGTCCAACATTGATCGAATCAGTGCGAGCAGAACCAACTGCTAATCCTGTAATTTTTTTAGAATTAAAAGGAATATTTGCAGAAATAGTAGTTTGACCATCTTTTGTAATGCAATTAGAGAGACCTGTTGCAATTCCATCAGTTTCATCATCCATTCTTGATGCTGTAATAGGAATCGAGTTGTTTTTATCAGTTACCCAGTTGTATAATCTTACGAATGTACCTGTTCCATTAAATGCCATTAGCGATAATACCTTTTTTTAATTTTTTGGGCTTCAGCTTGAGGATTAATGCCACTCATAAGGACTGGCTCTTGTTGCTGACGCTGGATAAGTTGGTTACGAATTTGTTCTTCTGTCATGTTTTCTGTTTCTGCGGCTTGTGCATCGTTATTGCTATTCATTGATGATTGAGTTGCAATATTTGTTAAAATATAATTTTTTGCATCATTTAAAACTCTTTTTTGAAGAGAATTGTTTTCCTTGGCAAGAATGCCTTCTAAGGCATTAATAGCATTCGGTCTATTAACCAAAATTTTAGCTAATTTATTAGCGTTACTTTTGTTGATACCCGCAAATTTATTTGTTACTGCATTATAAGCCGCTTCCAATAAGTAGAGAGGGTTAATTTTACTTTTAGCAACAGTAATGCCACCGCTAATCATCTTATTTAAAAATTCTTCATCGCCAGCCATATTATAATCAGTTCTTGATCCACCCAGAACTTTAGCTTTGGTGTCTGCCGCTCTAATCTCGTTAGCCATTTTTTGTTCAAATTCAGCAAACTTCTTTTCATTTCCAAAAACTGCTTTTAGCTGCTCTCTTTTAAATTCATTGCCAAAAATTCTTTTAGCAGGATCAGCACCATCGGCGGTTGAAGAAACAGTCTTTTGTAAGTTTTCCCTTACGCCTATTCTGTAAGCGTCTCTTTCTGCCGCTGAAAAGCTCATAATCTCCCTTCTTACTTCTTCAGGGCGAAGTTTTGAGAAGTCTAAGCCAGCTTCTTGCGCTCCTTTTAGTTGGCTAAAACCACCAAAAACTTCGTTTGCTTTTTTGTAATCAGGACTAATTTCACCCATTTTTTTAGTCAGTTCAACTCTCAAGTTATCATAAACTCGCGCTTGTGAATTAGCTCCTTGTCTTTTAAGGACTTGGGCTTTATCAAAAAGGCTTTCTTTGACATGATGAAGAAGGGTAAAAGAATTATCAGGAGCTTCTTCTCGAGTTAATCTAAAATCATTTCTTACTGTCTTTAATTCGGGAGCGATTTTAGATAATAGTTCTTCGTTGCCTTTTGTTGGTAGAGTTGCGCCTAAAGTTCTGGATGCCTTTTCCCACACACCGCCCCCTTTATTCTCCAAGTCATTGATAATGGCTTTTGTTTTATACGGCAGAAAATAGCTTATCCCATTTTCATCACGCATTTTCGATGCGTCATAGCCTAATTCCGACGCTAGGGCCCCTCTAGTATTTTGCAAACTCCAACTTGCCTCACCTACATCATCAGAAATTTTAAGAATATCATTAAGATATGACGCATCATCAAAACTATTCTTATCGAGAGCGATAGCATCATATAGTTTTTCTAATGTATCAGCATCGGCTTCGGGGAAACTTTTTTTAATAAAATTTTCTGCCTTCTCTGTTTCTTGGAAGTTTTTAGGGACATCAAAAATTTTATTAGGGTTAACCTTTATTTTTTTTATAATGTTCCCATAAGATGTAGCCGTGTCATAATTATTAGAGGCAAAAATACCGTCAAAGACATTGCCATACCTAATACCTGTAAATGGCTCTCCTCCTCCCGAAAATAGCTCAATATTCTCATCTGGTTTAGAATTACGACCAAATACTTTATCATAAAGAGGTTTAGACGCTTCACTTCTCGCCTTGGTTAAATCATCTAGGTTGCCAAAATAAGCATCAACTGGTGAAATATCTCTTGAAAGATGGTCAGCAACTCTTGAAACAGCTCCTTGACTTCTGTTTTCTAGCGCATCAACAACAATGTCTTTTCCAGTTGAAATCTTGGCTACGGAGCGAGTTAAACCCTTAATTGAGTCTCCAGCAATGTCAGGCAATAAAACAGGATTGTCAGGTGTAGCGGTCTTTAGTTGCTCTAATAAAGCAGTTGTTTGCTCTTTAGGGAGTCTTGCAGCAAGAATATCTTCCGCTGATTTTGCGGTAAATAGTGACTTACCAGCGTTAACTACTCCACCAACTACTTTTCCGCCAACACCAAGCCCAATACCAAAAGCTGCACCCGTAGCCGCTCCTTTTGCGGTTTCTACGGCTCTATTTCCTAAACCAGCTTCTTCTTGCATTGATAGCGCGCTAGAAGTAGCTCCGCCAATTCCGCCGCTTGTAGCAATGCCAGCAATTCTTGAACCTGTAGCAGCAGCAACTCTTGCACCAGTTCCAGCTCCTGCCGCAATTGTTGGGGCTATTTCACCAACAAAAATGCCAGCTCTTTCAGACATTGGAAGTTGAGCTTGTTGCTCTTTTCTAATTTTAGCTTGTTCTGCAAGGCGATTTCCAAAAGTATTCATTTGCAGATTGTCGCCAAAATAAAGCTTTTCTATTAATTGAGCTGCTTTTTCGCCAACATCAGTTGCAGCTTGAACGCCGCCAATTGCAACATTGCCTAAACCTTGTGGAATACCTCTTGCAAAATTACCAACTGCTTGTTGGTTTCTTAAAGCTGTAGATTGAGGCTCTTGGGCTGCTTGTTGTAACGCAGCAGGGGCTTGTTGAGCAGGTGCTTCTTGTGGGCTAATACCATTTTTTGTAACAAATTCATCGACAGCAAAATTTATTTGATCCGAAGTAGTTCCTTCGGGAAAAGTTAATTTTTGACCTGTTTCTAAAGTTACAATTGGCATTAATTGCTTACCTCGTAAGATACGCCATTGCTAGAGGTAAATTTACCTAAAACTGATGCTTTAGAAGGGTTTTGACGCGTTGCAGAATTGACCGATTGAACTTGAGGCGCATATTGTTGAACTTGAGAAGGCAGTTTCCCAGCTTTTTTATTATACAAATTAATCACATTATTGGAAGATTTGTCAGAAATGTCTAATATTTTTCTAATTGATTTATCTGACAATGTTATTTGACCAGCAGCCATTTTTGTAGCGTATTCTCTATCGGCATCAGATAACCCAGTTCCAGCGCCAAATAGTTTAATTTGTCTGCCAACTTCTTGCGCTCTTAAAGCTGTAAATGCTTCTGTATTAGCAATAGGATCGTCATTTAAACTTATTCCAGCAGTTTGTAAGCCTTTCCCTAATGCAAGTTTGTAATTTGCGCCAGAGCCAGTATAAACCCCACTATCTAATAATTTTCTAGCATCAGTGTTGTTGGTTAGAGTCATATTAGCCTCGTCAGCTTTATCACCTAGCTCAATTAATTTTTCAGAAGATTTTGCGGCTAGATTTTCAGCTTGTTTTGCAGAGCCTTTAACAGCTTGTTGTGATTCCATAAATCCAGCTACAGGCGCAACATTGCCAGAAGCATCATAACCTAAACCTTGTCTAGCTAATCCTTGCGCTTGTGTCAAAGCTTGAGCGTAAGATAAATTTGGATTTTCTCTTCTAAGATTATTAATAATTGCACCAGTTGCGCCACCGCTTGCAGCAGAATCAGGAGCAAAAGAGGATTCTTTTTTAACTGCCGCTTTATATGTTGGAGCATCAATTAATCCAGCTTTGTAATCAGCCGCTAGTTTACCAAAAGAGCTTTGTGGCTCTGCGGTTTTTAGAGAAGCTTTTATTGTTTCTAAAGTGTATGCTTGGCGAGTCTCAGGAGAGAGAGTTGAGGCAATATCAGCTAAGTGAGGAAATTGTTTTGCAAATTGTTGTTGCGAGGCTAATTCTTGCTCGTTTAAATCTTTCTGCGCTCTATATTGTGTAAAAGCACCAATGCCAGAAGTTGCAAGTTGTGCAGCTAATCCAACACCCCTTGCTTGACCACTTCCGAAATTAGAAGAGTCCATTGCCATTTGAGAAATACCTTGACCAGTTGTAAGGTTACGTTGCCCTTGTGATGCAGACATGTAATTACTAGGAGTGTTTCTACCTAAGGCTTGTGCGAGTAAGCTTCTGTCAACTGCCATTAACGAATCCTCTTAAATTCCACGTCAATCTTAGAATAATCAACGCTTAGGAATCCATTATCGTCTGACAGAACAGCCTCAGGATTGCTATCTAGCAAGTCTTGAGCCATCACACCTTGGAATACTCCTTCACCTAAGTTTTTATTTTTATATTCAAATTCATAAATTGCAACACCTTTTTCACTAGTTCCAATCTTTTTTATGTTTTCTTTTAAATTAGCGTCTGAAGCTGCATATGTTGCACCACCAGTAATTGCAGCACCACCCAATGAACCAAGAGCGCTATACATAGCATTTCTATTTTGTTGTTTTAGCTGTTTAGACAACATACTTTGTTGTAATCCAGCTTGTCTATTAAATGCGATTCCTGATTGTTCAGCTCCAAATAAATCTAACCCACTAAAATTAGAGCCTTGATTTTGGGCGAAAGAAGAACCAGTACCCACTTGCGAACGACCAAGAAGAGAAGCAATTTCGTTAAATCTTTGGCTTCTTACTGCTTCGCTTGTTTGGATTGAAGCTTGACTTAAATCTGTATATTGACGAGCAATTGAATCATCCAATCTATTCATTGCTTGATTATAGCCTTCAGAGCCAGCAGGAATGCCTTGATCTGCTAATTGAGTTGCTAAATCTCTTCTTTGTTGTTGTACAATAGGATCAATTTGTGCCTTACCGCGTGCAAAAGTAGCATCTTGAATGGCTTGTCCGCTATTAGATAAATCGCCATTTAATGAACCACTTAATTGAGCTGCTAAGCCCTCTTGGCGGAGTCTTTCAGCTTTTGTAAAATCACTTTCGTTAAGATTCACCGAATTAGTGTAGGGATCGTAAGATTGACCACCTTCTGGGGTGTTAATTGTAGGATTGTTTAATAACAAATCTTTTTGTTGTTCTTGGGAAAGATTAGTAAAAAGATTTCCTGTTGTAATATCCGAAGGTTTTGAATAATATCCACCAGAGCCATCTGCTTTTCCACCGGATTGAAAAATTCCAAGACCTTTTCCACTTCCCAAAAAGTTATCTCCAAAAATACTGTTTCCTGCAACTTTTTTCAAAAAACCCATATTAGACCTATAAAATATTGCTTACAGTTACGCTGTAATCCGTTCTATACCAATTCAATTGCTGTCCATTTAAGCTAGTCTTAAGTCGCATTCCGACATCAACACCTTGTCCAGATGAGTACACTAAATCATTTCTTGTTAGCCCTTCAGGACTCCACAATGCTACATCCCAAAAACTTACATCCCAAAAAGAACCACTTGCCACAGAAGAATTTACATCTTGGCTTGTTTGTTCCTTGCCGTAGTCGAAGTTGACTATTGCATTAATTGCCACAGTGCCATCGGCTTTGATTATGTTTCTAAATGAATTTACTGTTTTCTCTTGAGGGCTTCCAAGGTTTGAGTAAGCAGCTTGAACATCGCAAACAATGTAATTTGAATTGTCGCTAAAGCCTTCGTCTGCTTTGTAAACTTTACCGTTTCCACCAAAATAAATATTGTTGTTGTAATTGCCCCAAGTAACAGCGTTCATGTCTGTAAACTTAGTGGCTGCACCTGTGATTGTATTGATTACGTATTGAATGTAAGTTTGATTAGTTGCCACAGGCACGTTGACCATAAGCCAGCCACCTTTCGGATAAAGAACAACTTCCCACCCATAATTTGAAGAATAAGAATTTACGGCATCAATTGCAGCGCCAGACAATTTACTTCTTTGCGTTACTGCGCCATCATTTTTAAATACTTCTGAAAAAAAGACAAAATCTTGATCGGTAATCATCATTATATCGCCCGCAACCTTTTTAGCACCTCTTATTGCAATTGGACGACCTATTTTGTAAGTTCCAAGTAAAGCCCAAGTCGCAGGGTCTGAACCTTGATACAACAAAACATCACCAGACGACATCAGAAAAACAGCATAATCATCAACACCATTGCCGCCGTCTAAATTCCAAGTCATCATTGACACAAGGTTACCACCAAAAGGAGCTACGCGCGAGAGTTGAAATTTTGTAAAGACGCCACCAATTGCATTTGTTGCGCCATACCAAACATCTTGCGCATTAGAAGACCAGACATACACACGATTTTTATGAATATTAATTCCATCTAATTGGCTCACAGTCAATCCACTTCCTGAAATTGTACTTGCTGCTAAAGTAGTTCCGTCAAAGGTTTGTGGCGTATCTGCGCCATTAACCATGATAAGATAGGCGTTAAAATTAGCCCATTGCCATCTAGCATTTGTAAATCCAGTGCCTATACTAACTATTGAGGCAGGATTTGTAATATCATTAATTTGGCTACTGTTGCAACAAATAAATTTGCGGGTTGCGCCAGCATTATATTCTATAAGTGTCTCAATGTAGCCACTTAAACCAGTAGCATATTCGATAAAACCTTTGCGAGTAGAAACCGAACCTTGAGATGGAAACCAGTTTTCCATTATTACTGCATCGGTTGGCTCCATAGCACTTTCTGAATCTCTAGTATTTAAACCGCCTGTTGGAGCAGGAACATTTGAACGTAAGGCAGAACCGCTTCTTTCTTGCCCTAAACCAAGATAGTTAGAGTTTTGGTTTGCTTCAGAAGATAGTTTGATGCTTTTTGTAATGTTTAAGGGCATTATGGAGCTACAATTAATTGTGGATATCCAATTTTAACATCAAAATTGCTGTAGTTATGTCTCACTTTACGTCTTGCGCCATTTACTCTTACACGTTCTGCAATTGCATTGTTTGCCGTTCTTTGTTCTTCTGCGTAAGGGCGACCATTCTTTTCTAACCATCTCCAAGTTGCGTCTAAACGTACAATATATGGATCAATTACTGGTACATCGTTATCGGCAAGCCAAGTTGTTTGTCCAGCTCCAACAGAACTATTGATAATTTGATTGGTGATATATTCGTAAATGTAAGAATTTACAGAAGCGGGAATTGGAAAAATTAAAGTTTGCCCTTGACGAATACGAAAATATTCAGTTGTTGCACCACCTGAAATTGTAGAGTTTTTTAATATTCTCCACTCTTCAGGAGTCATTGGACCTTTTACGGGCCACATTTCATCTTTATTCCAAAAAGTTTCATTTACAAATCTGTCAAAATCTGACGGCAAATCATAGCCTTCAGTTGCGTTTACAGAATTAAACGTTTTTTCTTTTTGTAGTTCTTGCCATTCATAAGAACGTGCAAGTTCAACCATCGTCACATTCAATACTTCAAGAATTTGATAGGCAACATCTTGAGTATTGCCAATAATAGAGATTGGAATGCTGCTATTCTTGGTTTCTCTTAGAATTGATTGCGCGATGGTTAAAAGTGTCATTTACGCCTCTAAATTAGTTTCTTCTTTTACTGCTGGTTTTCTGCTTCTTCTAGGCGCATTCTCAAGCGCAGCAATATTTTCTGCTTTTATTTCGGTTTTAAAAGCTTCAGCAGCAGCTAATTTCTTTTTAAGTTCTTCAATTTCAGCTTGTGGATTGTAAACTACAGTATTTTTTAGGGCTAAGTATTTATCATAAGCTCTAGCAAATAATTCTATTTCAGAAACCCAACGGACATCATCGCCGTCTAGGATTTTTCTTTCTCCAGCAGGTCTTTCCACAACTGTGGTATTATCAGCAGGAATTTCAATATGGATGAAAAGTTTAACTACTTCTTCAAAGCTAATTTCACGACCTTTATCATCACGCTTTACATTAATTTTGCATAATCTATCAAAGAAAGCCACTTTTAGGCTTCCATCTTTGCTTAAAACTAATTGCGAAGGTTTAACATCTAAAACTAAATTGGTCATTGTTTTGTTTTTTTAATTAATAAATAAAGGGGGTGTTTTAAGCCCCCTCATTTTAACTAGCCATTCGCGTTTAACGAAGGACGAGCAATTTGGATAATTGCCAAACCTGCTGACGGAGTTCCGTTAGCAGTTTTGAATCTAGCACCGTCAACTTTGTCGCCTGAAACGACAGTATCATCAACAGTACCTGCAGTAGCAGTCACATAAACACTTGCGTTTGCCACAACAGTTGCTGCTTTAACAACAGCAGCGCCTCCAATTTGATACCAACCAAAGCTGGAAGCTACGTTAGCACTCATTGCAATAGCACAAGGACCGCGAGAACCAGCAACGGCTCTAGTAGTTGTGCCAGCATATTGATCATAAATAACTAAATCACCGACTGTAGTTGAAGCAACACCGTTAAGATAAATAAATTCACCTTCGCCATAAACTTCATCATATGCTTTAATTCTAGTTCCTATGCCAATTTGTTTAGTTGTAGAAGTTTCATTAATTGCTTGATTAATGATTTTATCTTCTGTGATTACAAAACTCATATTTAAATCCTTTAAATTAAATTAATTAAGCGTGCATTACGCCATGTACTCTTGCGTTATCAATGGTCATGTTACCAGTGAAAACAATTGGAGTTACATAACAATTTTGGTTTACTGGACGCATAGTTTCGCCTACTTCAAGCAAATCTTTTCCTAAATATCTTAAGAAAACGTGATTTGTGTTAATAAAGTACGCGTGAGAAGCAGGGCATTCAGGATCATAAAATACATCAGCATTTTTATACTTGTAGCTAGAAAAACCCAAAGCGCCAATAGATGGATCGTTAATTCTTTGAGCTGTTTGAAGTGAAGACTCAAAA